CGTAATATTCAAGTACCGCCATACCATCTGAATTAACACCAAAATGTATGTTCCTAGCAACAGTGCCGAATATATCCAGGATGCCATCCTTGATGTAAATATAAGGACTTCCGCTTTTGTGAAGTGTAGAAAGAGAACCTGCCGACAAGTTTCCGCTTTCATCCACTGCTGCCGATATCTGACCGCTATTGTTCTGAATATAGAAGTTATCAGATGTGGCGGTAATCTTTCCGTTTGTTACATCTATTCCTGTTGCAAGAAGTGCCTTCTTGCTTACCATATCCTCGCCACTCTCACTGTAATTAGTAACCGTTGCTCCAACTTCTAATTTAGGCGATGCTACCGTGATCGTATTTTCTTGACTCATCAGGTAAGCGAGTTCGGAAGTTGAATCGTACTGCTGACGTACTGCGATGAAAGTCATTTTTACGGTCTCATCAAACGTGTTGCTAGTGCGATAATGTACCCAAATACGGCGATACTCTGCGGATAGCTTGAACCATACAAAACCATCGTTTCCTGTGCCGATATAGCCATCCGAACTTTCCACAAAAGCAATTGGATTGTTAGTGCTGTCCGTAGAACAATACAGGAGCATTTGAACATATCCAGTGCCATTTGCCCACATGGAGAACATATAGTCCGTGTTCTTTTTGAGGGAAATATTATTAGTCCATTGTAATATGTTCCTATTGTAAGAAGTGGTGTCATTTACACCTTCATACAATGTCGTGCAATCGCCATAGCCATTATCCACCTTTGTAGGCGACCATTGGATGTTCGGTGCAAGATTATTACCAGTTAAATCGGTAAGAAGTCTAGAGTTAGGAAGTATGTTGCCTCCGACATAATCGAAGTCCTTTTCTGATAGAGACCAACCCGTGAAAGTGTCCGACTGCTCCATCATCGGGCGGCATAGGTACAACTTACCTGCGGCAACAATATACATCATTACGGTAACGGATGTAGGAACTTCGTTCTTTGAGGTAGTTTCATTTAATACCGTTGCAGGAACCGTAAATGCCCAAGTAATCTGCTCCCATGCTCCGCTCTTAGACGGAACGATAGAAGTAAAAAAAAGCTTATTCGCACCTGACGGATTGACACGAAGCTCGATGCTTGCACCCTGTGTAAAGGATGTGATATCGGGGGACTTGACCAGAACTGAAAACATATAGGTCGTGCCAGGTGTGATGGATATGCCCTCCCATCGCAAGCCGATAAAGCGCTGCGTGTCTTCAGTAATGTTGATATATATCGCATTCGTGCCATGATATCCGGCATTTTTCTGAATTGAACACGATGCGGCGACATAAGTGGGAAAATAAGCCTCAGCGTTATATGTGAACTCCTCTCTGCGGCGAAACGCAGACCCTACCAACATATTGCGTCTTGCAGCCTGCGTCTCTCCGACCTTGATGGAATAGGATTCAGCAGTTTGCAGAACTTCAGTAAACTTGGTATCAACAGATGTTTTTTCGCTGTCAAAATCGGACTGTGAAACCTTTGAATTGATTTTCCCATCGAGAAGGGTTAATTTCGTTGAGGTGTTCTGCGTTAATGTCTGTATATCATCTTCTGCACCACTGATGTCTGTTTCATTCTTAGTCACACGAGTCTTGACCGATTCGATATCTGCAGAGATGGAGTCATTTGTCTTCTTGATCTGCGATGTAACGGAATAGATGTTGACTGAGAAATATATCTTGCCGACACCTACATAAGTAGTGTCGCCAACAACCAATTTAGCTTGGAACGTAATATATCCACTGCCATAAGACATATCGGTAGTATCGTCTTTTGATATTGCAGTGATGCTCAATCTTCCACCGCTTGCCGATGCTGTGCAATGTACACAAGTGATAGACGATGCCACAATTTCCGATGCGACCGTATATGAATCGCCTATTGTAAAGTAAACGTTTGTAAACGCATTGGTGAAGTCTGTTACAATACCAGTATTATCAGAGTCTACCACGATTTCGGAAGGTGAAAGATATAGCGAATATCCGTTCTTTCCTGCTTCTCCGTTTTTCCCATACGTGCCAATTATATGAGGTACAGTAGCCACCTGTGTATTGTCACTGTAAAACGTGATTTGATAAGTCCATAGATACGGATTTGCTTCCGATACAGACTGCTCTGTATCTGTCCAACCAGTTGCCCCTTTGAATGCTTCATAATCAGTAACAGAACTAACTGTTGTAGCAAAATACATAATCACTACCGACTTGACACCATTTCCTGTATCACCCTTGATGCCCTGACCACCTTTGAATCTAGACCAGACATACACTGTTTTGTCATTTCCTTCTGTCGCTGATAATTGATTAACTGCTATACCAACATATAATGTGTCGTCGGTAGGTGTGTCATACATATCAGTACCATCCGAATTATCCGAATATTTAATCCACGTATAATAAGTTTTACCGTCATCACCAGGTGTTCCGGGGTCTCCCTGCTTGCCTGTGATATCAGACCAAACATAATCCGATGCCGTTTCACTTTCAGTAGCAGTTGACTTGTTATGAGCTATTCCGATAAACTTTTTCCCATCAGGATTATCAGACAATCCATTTCCTTGTGCATCATCCGCATATTTTATCCAAATATAATTTGAAACGCCATTTATACCTGCTTCACCCTTTATCCTGCTCCATGTATATTTGACATAATCAGCATCCGCCGATGGTCCGACTTCATTCCCATCATAACATATTCCCAGATACAATGCTCCTGCGAAATATTTTACGCTGAAATTCTGACCATCCGCTTCATTTGAGTATGCGAAATGAATATATGTCTTTTTGCTATCTCCGTCTGCACCCTTGCTCACCTGCTTAGTCCATACGGTTGAGCCGTCTATAGGCTCACTCCCAGTTGTTTGGCTTGCACTTGTATGTAACCATAGCGAACCGTTATAAGACACCCTGTCATAATATCCGTATGTGGCGGTAGCGGAATAGTCGCCCTTATCAATTGGAACATTGTAAGCAGTTCCGTTGTAGTCCAATACCTTGAATATCTTTGTAGCAAATTCCGTGTCATTAGGTGATATGATAGATGTACGTTTACCTTCTAATGTATAGGAATTTACGCCTGCGTATTGCATGATAGCAGGTGCATTATTGCCTTCTACCTCTATTACAATAAGATTTTGTCTTTCAGGATTTGTTCTGTTTCCCATCTGCACGATCTGGTCGCCAGCCATTGGTATATCATTAGTGATGCTTGTGTCGTAGTCCGTTGCGCTCAACACGACATATCCATCTCCGACTTCTGTAACATATCTCCAGTAATATCTGTTTGATAGTCCAGAATTGTCTGAATTGTAAACGTTGAATGTTTGGCATTTCGCTTGGTCGTGTCCGTTAGTATCGTCTGCCTTCCACCAATTCATCGTTTTGGTCGTACCGTCGTCTGCAAGGAAATAGCACTTGTATCCTGTAACAGTTCCGTTTGTATCTGTTACATTCTCTACTTTACTTATTTTGCTTCCAGCACACGAAAATATAAGATTGCCGCCTACGTAGCTTAGTTTGCGGATTTCGAGTTCGTTGAAAATAGCTTTCAGCCTTACCGTCAGCTTGTCTACCTCCATAGAGCTTACCCCGTTCTCGTTCTTGACAGCGTAGCCCGTGCCCGTCATTCCAGACACGAAGTTGGTGCTCAAGATGTTGGCGAGCGTTGCATTCCCGTCTTTGTCGATGCTATACTTTCCGTCTCCTATTAAAAGACCTTGCAAGAATGTGATGAGACCTTTTGCGGTATCTGCGCTCACCTTAGATAAAAATTTATCTTTCAGTGCTGAATACGCAATCTCTCCTACTTGTGTAGAATTATATCCACCTGATACACCACCGCTTACAATAGCATCTATCTGCTGCTGTATCTTCTGCACCGTTCCTACCGTCTTGGTATCTCTAAGCGTGATTTCATATTTGGGCAGAAGTCCGTCACCTTCTGTAATCTTGATATTGTCTATCGTGATGGAGCCTGTTACTCCCATATCGGAATCCTCTATAAGCAGCACATCACCTTCCATAATCGTATAGTGGAAGGTTGCGCTCTTGTCGGTAATGGCATCATCGTGACGCTTTATGAAATTAATATCGGGTGTAAGCTGATATGAAAATACGGAATAGTCGTTTTTTGCAAGCCATTTAAGCGACCATTTAAG